AGGAGATGTGTTTAGTGATCTAGCAGATATTACAACTCCTAAAGACAAAGCTGATATACTTAAGTTTCCTAAAAAAGAAACTAAAGTTAAACCCGTTGATGAGAATAAAAGAATGATGACTGAGGATGAGTACCAAGACTTTGCAGATGAAATAGGTGAGAATATAGAAGCTTACGATTTTGATGGAACAGTAGGTGACTCAAAAAGAATTATAAAAGATATAAAAGATTATGAAGCAGAAATGTATGACATGTATAAAACAGGTAAACTAGATCCTGAAGCTGGTTCAGTATCTAGAGCTAGAATGAATTTTTTAAAACAAAGACTTGAAGAAGCAGAGGGAAGTGGTGACACTAGATTAATTAGTGAAGATGAAATATTTGAATTAGAAGGGTTAGAGAAAAGATTTAGAAAAGAAGATATAGAATTTAAAGTAAATGAACAACCTGAAAGAAAATTATCAGACGAAGAAATTAAAGAATTAAAAGATTTAACTGATAATGATGATTTTGATTTTGCTAAAGGTGGTAGAATAAATTTTAGAGGTGGCGGTAGGTACCAAGGTGGTAGTGGTGCTCCGGGCAGTGCAAAAAGTTCTAGTAGATCATCTAGTAATAAAGGACCTGCAGGTGGTGCATCTGCCGGTGGTAATTATGATGGTAATGTTAACCCTAATCAAACTTATGCGGGTAAAACACCATCACAAACACCTTCTAATTATGGTGGTACAGGACCATCTACTAAAACTAAACCTAAAACAAAAACTAAGACTAAACCTAAAATAAACACTAATACTAATACAACCACATATGGTATAGATAAAACATTGTTAGCATATTTAGTAAATAAAAATAAATTTAATACAAAAAATTTTGAAAAAAATATATTTAATACAGATAAAACATATGACGAATATATAGAAATGATGGATAACGACGAAACATTAAATCCGTTTCAAGAAGACGATATGAATAAAAAAGGCCAAAAAATTTTAGAACAATTTGATTTTAAAAAACCTTTCGATGATAAACCAATGGCACCCTTTATACCAAGAAAAGAACGTGAATATAAAAATATTGCAAGATTTAATTTTGAAGATTTAACTGGAATAAAACCTGAAACTACTTTAGCTAATACACAACTTGCAGGACTTAATCAATCGCAAGTTGATTTTTTAGATAAAATAGGTAAGAGAAACCAAGCTGTTGGAAATTCAGATTTTTATACTTATAATACACCTACATCAATAAAAAATAAAATAGAAGATTTAAATTCAAAATCCACAAATATTTTTGGTACTTTTAAACCAGATAAAATAGTAGAGGGGGACAAAAACACTTTTGCTACTGATCAAGATGTGAAGAACTATATGAAAAACACATACAATTTAGGAACAGCAAATAATAAATTAGGATTAGCTGACGGCGGAATAATCAGTTTAAGAAAAAGAAAATGAAATATTTATACAACCCAGTAACAGGAGCATTAGACGATGTGGAAACACCTAAACTAGGTGAGAAGTATTTTGCTAGTGCAGAGACTGACGAGATCATTAAAAATATAAATGATCAGTTCGGTCCAGGGACCATGTTCCCTGCATCAGATGCCCCTCAACCAAAAAACCCGTACAAAGATTTTCAAGACAGGAACCCTGCAGCAAATGGCGGGATGATGAGACAGAATTTTGGTGATGGAACATTTTTATTTAAAGGTAATACACTTCCTCTTAACATAAAAGGATTAACAGGAAGAAGTATTGAAAACATACAAAACTTATTAAAAGTAATTGAAGATAATCCTAACATTACTCCTCAAGAATGGTTTGCAAAAACTAGTAAAGTACAAGGAGCTTCTTCAGGACTAGATCAATTAGCAAGAGATTTATTAAAATATGTAAAAGGAGATACTAAAAATCTTTCAAGTGCAGTGTCAAAAAAAGTTTTTGATAAATTAAAAATAAAAAAACTTATAAAAGATGAAATACCTAATTTAAATAAAATTTCTGGTAAGGTTGTAAGACAAACTGCTGGCAGATTAGCAGCAGCTAAAAAAGCAGTCACTAATACTTTTGAAGCGGTGATAAGATTAAATGAAGAATTTAAATTAGATACTGACGTTGAAATAGAAGAATTATCAGAACAACTTTATGGTAAAGGTGCATCAAAAAGTGTTACTTTTATGACTCAAACTAAAAATGATGTAGCTAAATACATTGAAGTTTTAAAAACAGGAACAAGAAAAAATTTAAACATACCTAATTTTAAATATCCTTCAGCTAATCAAGCAACAGAAATTTTAGGTTCAATTGCAGATAAATCAGGTAGTTTTGGATTTCAAGAAGGAACGATACGTAATTTAAAATTTGATATAAGAGATAATTTATTAAATCTTAAAAAAGGCGCAACTTTAAATTTAAGAAGAGTGTTAAGTGATTTAATAAAAGGTAAAGGTAACGTAATAGATGAAGCGGTTGGTCTTTCAGCTACATTTGAAGATGCCCCTGGTTATACAGAAGCAACACAGGTTATTAAAAATAAAATTAATAAACAAAAAGCTAATACTATTGACAAACCTTTTTCTGCATTAATTAAAAAAATAAAAACCAATTCTGCAACTGCAAAAGAAATAAGTGATTTTAATACTATTTCAAAAAGATTTACAAAAGAAACAGGAGCAGACTCTCCTATAATTAAAATTGGTAAAAATTTAAAACCCGAAAAGTTTGTTAATAATTTTACAGATTATTCTCCAGAGGCTCAAGCAAACATAAAAAAACTTGCAAAAGAAAATAATTTTGTAATTCAAACAAAATCAGAACCTTTAAAAAATGTCGTAGCGTCTTTAAAAAAAAATAGACCTTTAAAAGAAAAAATTCTTTCAGGTATTGGTAAAGGAGCAAAAGTATTTGGTAAAGTTTTAAAACCGCTTGGTTATGGTGTGATAGGACCTATTGCTCTTTCTACGGCAGTAAAGTCTGCTGAAGAACAAGGTTTAGAGTTAAATTTATTAGACAAAGCTATGGCGTTTGAATCTGGAGATGCGGAGATAGCACTTAACAATGCAAGAAGAAGAGTAGATCCAGAATTTGCTGCACAGGAGCGAGCAAAAGATTTAGCACAGATGACAGATGATTTTGAAGAAGTAGGATTAGATGAAACAACAGCAGCACCTTTATATGATTTTGCAAATGGTGGCAGGATTAATTATGAAGATGGTACACCAAACCCTCAACTTGATGGTAATGATTTCTTAAACGAACTAGAATTTAAATTTAATAACATTGATGATGTTACATTGGACGACACACCAATTACATTTGACGATAGTAAATCTAGCATTGCACAAGTTGCAGATTTAGCAGACCCTAGAAACATTCCATACTACGCAGACATGGCAGCACAAGCTGCATTAAGAGTTGGTGAGTTTGGTGCAAGAGTATTACCTGCAACAGGTAACTTAATTTCTGATGTATTACAAAAACCAATGTTTAAAGTTAAATCATCTTATTTAAGAGAGGGTGAGGGTGAGATACTTGACTATGGTGAAACAACAAAAGAAGATAATGTAAAATTTGTAGGGGGTCCTATATTTAAAAACTTTTTAAAAAACATAACACCAACATCAACAGAAAAATTAGTAGGCCTTGATACAATAATTAATGAAGAAAAAAAGAAAATGATAGAACGAGGTAGTTCATCGTTACCTGTCAAGGTTGCAGAGACCGCTGCTCTTGGTGGAGAGTTAATAGCGCCAATCTTTCCTGGTTTAAAATTTTTAAGAGCTTTTGCTAAATCAAAAAGTCTACCTGTTAATGATGACACTAAACAATTACTAGAACAAGATGTTGACATGGTGTTAGAATCAAACGGCATGGATAGAAGACAGTTTTTACAAATGACCGGTGCTGGCGGTACCGTTATACTTGCTAAAATGTTAGGATTTGGAGATGAGTTTGCAACAGCAACTAAGGTTGCAGAAAAAGCTACAGCTGAAGTTGCAACAGGAGTGCCACCATACTTTTTTGAGTTAGTCAGTAAAATTAAAAAACTAGGTGATGATATTACACCAAAAGGTGCTACTCAAGATTTAGAGAAAGTATATGAATATAAAGGATATAATTTATATGAAGATGTTGCAACAGGAGATCTTAGAATAGAAAAAATTGGTCAAGAAAGTGGAGAAATGATTACGGAGAGAGAAATTTTAAGTTATACAAAAGGTCAAGCCGATGAAACTACTAAAGTAAAACCAGCTGATGAGTATGAAGAAGTTACAGAAATTAATTCTAGAATTGAAAAAGATAGATTTAATGATGCTGATTATGAAGATGGTGTTAATATAGAAGAAATATTAAAAGATTTTCAATGATAAAAAGGTTGACAAGAACTATACCTCCATTAAGAGGTCCTAACCCACAAGGGTTGAAAGTTCCATTAAAACAGGTTAAAACAATTACAAAAGGAAAAATAAATGGCCGAAATAGACAAAGCCCTACCAAACGTAAATAACGCAGTTGAGATTGAAAGACCAGAATTAGAAGTTGATCTTATAGATCAAGGAACTGAGTCTGATGTACCTTTTGATGTTACCCAACTAGAAGATGGTGGAGTTGAGTTAGATTTTGAACCAGGTATGGCAAAAATTCCTGGAACAGAAAATCATTTTGACAATTTAGCAGAATTATTACCAGACGATATCTTAGATCCTATTGGATCTGATATGCAATCTAATTATACAGATTACAAAGCATCAAGAAAAGAATGGGAAGACAGTTATGTAAATGGTCTAGATCTTTTAGGGTTTAATTATCAAAACAGATCAGAACCGTTTCAAGGAGCATCAGGTGCTACTCACCCAGTCCTTGCAGAAGCTGTTACACAATTTCAAGCAGGAGCATATAAAGAATTATTACCTGCAGAAGGTCCGGTTAGAACACAAATTTTAGGTGTGTCTGATCAACCTAAAGAACAACAATCACAAAGAGTAAAAGATTTTATGAACTATCAAATTATGGATGTCATGAAAGAATATGAACCAGAGTTTGATCAAATGTTGTTTCATTTACCACTTGCAGGTTCAACATTTAAAAAAGTTTATTATGATGATTTATTGGAACGAGCAGTATCAAAATTTGTTCCAGCAGATGATTTAGTCGTTCCGTATTCTGCAACCTCATTGGAGGATGCGGAAGCGATTATTCACGTACTTAAAATTTCAGAAAATGATTTACGTAAACAACAAGTAAATGGTTTTTATAGAGACGTAGAATTAACTAAATCTTCTGAGGTAGAAGACAAAGTAACTAAAAAAGAAAGAGAATTAGAAGGAACTAAAAAAACAGGAAAAGTAGAAGACATGTACACGTTATTAGAGTGTCATGTTAATCTTGACATTGAAGGTTTTGAAGATGTGGGACCAGATGGACAACCAACCGGAATTAAACTTCCTTACATCGTAACAATCGATGAAGGATCAAGAGAAGTTTTATCTATTAAAAGAAATTTTGAACAAAACGATCCTAAAAAACAAAAGATCGAATACTTTGTTCATTTTAAATTTTTACCGGGTTTGGGGTTCTACGGTTTCGGTCTGATTCACATGATTGGTGGATTATCGCGTACGGCGACCTCTGCTTTAAGACAGCTCTTGGATGCGGGAACGTTATCTAATCTGCCAGCAGGTTTTAAACAAAGAGGAATAAGAATAAAAGATGAAGCACAACCAATTCAACCCGGAGAGTTTAAAGATGTAGATGCTCCTGGTGGTAATT